TATGGTCAATGCAATCTGGTTCTGCACCCATAGCAAGGGCGAATGGCGTCATAAATGACTGTTTAATGTTTTGTGGTGGATCTTTAAGAATATCTAGTAATACTTGTTCTGTTAAATGTATCTTATTATATCTATGCGTATATTCTGCGCAAAGACACTTAAAAAGATTATAATGCCACTTGTAATTCGAATGAGACTCCATGGTCCACACCGTACATGGATGGCCGACGTGGACTGCCTTATATAGAATATCTTCGCGATTATCTTCCAGTTCCCAATATTTAGACATCGTTTTACCCGATTTGGATGGTCTGCGATCCATAGTTCCATCTAGAATACGATGTGCTGTAGATAACATTTGACCTGATTCAACGATCATTTTTGGGATATGCTTGTCACAATGCCACTTAGCGGCTTGCTCGGGTACTGGAGATAATGCGAAGATATTCATAATTAAGATATAATTATACCATTATATCGCGGATATGTACATATTTATTTTAACAGTGCAGGGAAGGTCTTTTCAACAAGGTTCTCAGTAATTTTACTGTAGAGCTTGGCAAGTTTCTTATCCTTTGCTGCAATGATGATATCCGCATCTTTTTTGTGAATTGACTCAAGAATGCTAATCAAGATCTTTTCTTTCTTAAATCCAGCAATCTTATTGCCCTTTACACAATTGCCAAGAGGCTTAATCACGTTCTTTAGTCTAACTGGTTCTAATCCAGTTGGATTGGTATTAGCATTAAACGGCGGTGCACCGCTAGGAAAATCTAATTCAATAGACTTATTATAAGCTAGTTGAAGGATCGTTCTAAGGACAAATGTATCATTCTCTTTGAATAGTGTGATACGCTCATCACGAGTTTTAGCATTTTGAGCTTCTTCAAAAAGCTCGTGTAGTAGTTTTTCTTTATTTGTTTTCATGAGGAAAAAAGTCTGAAGCTGAGGATACTAGATTGTTTAAACGATTAACAACTAAATAATTCAGTACCTTCATTTTCGGAGCTATTTTTGTATTATTATATGTTTCAATGATTTGTTCTTGTATATTCTTAGGAATAAAGTCTAAGTCAATAACCTTTTGGTTTCTTTGATAATTGCGATATGCATTCTCTGGCATTACTTCAGATAATCTATCATAATTGTCTAGCCACACTTGCATCTTCTTCTTAGATAGCGGAGTTTGACGAGCGTCTTCAGTAACAAATACATCATCGCTACTAAGAACATTCGGCACTCCATCGCTTGAATCACCTCGGAAGATATGTTCACGAATGTAACCAATCGGATCTTTCTCAGTAATAAGCTTCTTCTTCATAGGAGAATATTGCTTTACGTTTTTATACTTATGAAGCTGAATAAAGTCCTTATCTGCCGAAACAATCATGACTTTTTCGTTTTTGCCAAACTCTTGAGTTTCTTTAACCAGCGTAGCAATGATATCATCTGCTTCAACATTACCGATATAGAGTTGCATCCATGGTAGATTTTCGGAAATCTCGGTACGAATCTTAGTCAAAGTATCAAAAAAGAAACTCCAATCCATATTAGAATCATCTCGAGATTTCTTACGATTTGCCTTATATTGCGGGAAAACATCTTTACGCCAAGATCCACCATCACATGCGATAACCATTTGGCCGTATTCTTCTCTAAACATCGTATTATACATACGAATAGAATTGAGCACTACATGCCTAAGCATGTCTTCTGTAGGAGATTCTTTTCCCTTTGAATGAGCAAAGAATGCTGCTACAGCTATTCCTGAGTAATCTAAAACTATAATGATGCACCTCGCGTTCTATTTAATTTATTCATAATATATATTATACCCCAAAAAGAGCATATTGTAAACCTTTATATTACTTCCATAGAGACTTTACGTGTGATCGGTGGATTTTTCCTCCAGCGAAAGCATTGTAATATTCATCCGGTTTTAACAGAACATCTCTTACAACTTGCTCACGTAGTTCTATATAGTTTAATTCTCCTTTGGTCTTGCATAAGTGTAAAATCTCACGTTTGAAGTAATCTAAACCATTCTCCTCTACGAGAGTCTTAACAGTTTCACTTGACCCACAATACGTTTTCCAATCAGACTCCTTCAATGATCTACGTTTACGTTTTTTTCCTTTCAACGGTGGCTTAGTTACTTTAGAGAAGAATCCCTTTTTACCTATATATTTTTTACCCGATGGATCGGTAACAATATACACAAATCCTATATTATCGCCGATCATTTCGGTCGTAAACTCTTCACCTTTATAACTCCACATAGAGTTATTTATTCATCCCATTCTTCTTGGTAATCTTCATCATGATATCTGTCTAGTTCTACACCACAGAATGGGCAATACGTTGGCTCCATATAGTCAACCATAGCGTCTTCATTCCATTCAACAGTGTAAACAGTTCCGCAATCAGGGCATTTAAATTTTTCTATAGCCATATTTTATCCCTCGCAAGATGAGCAGTTAAGTAAGTTACGTGATAATTCTTGAGAAGGGTTTGTGCCACGATGATAGTACAACGTCTTTACACC